CACCCGCGCCGCCACCGACGCCGCCACCGACGCCACCCGCGACGCCAGCAACTTGCCGACGGGAAATCCTGTAGCCACCTATCTCGCCCATGTCGTCGCAGGGACCTGGAAGCAGCGAAACGGCGGTAACCACTGGTATGGATGGGTCGGCTACCTGGAGTTTTTCCGGCACGTGGCGAAGCTCCAGGTCGATTACTCCAAATGGTCTCACTACGCCGCCGCCGCAGTCGCCGGCCCGCGCTACATGCACCCCAAATTCACGGTCGTTTCCGACAGATTCGAGCTTGTCAAGCGCGACGCTGCGAACCTGCCGCATTGCGAGACGGGCCCGTCCCATCGCTGGCGTGACGGCGTCGAGCTGTATTACTGGCACGGCACGCGCGTTCCTGCTGACTGGATCAACAATCGCGCGACGCTCGACCCTCGGATCGCTCTGACCTGGGAGAACATCGAGCAACGCAGAGCGGCCGCAGAAATCATCGGCTGGTCACGAGTGATCGAGCAGTTGTCGCCGACCGTGATCGATGCCGATCCCGACCCGGAGATCGGCACTCTGCTAGAGGTAGATTTGCCAGACGCTGGCGAGTGCCGATTTCTCAAGGTGCGCTGCGGCACCGGTCGCGATTTCGTTCTGCCTGTCCCGCCAGAGCTGACGACGGCGCTGGAGGCGAACGCTTGGACGTACGACGTTGACCCTGTGGTGATTCGCTCACTGGAGGCTAGGACATGAGCCAAGAGGTTGACGGGACCTATGATGTTTACCAAGAGCAGCTACGGTGCGCAGCGAAGCCCCACCGTTGCTCGGCCTGCAGGGAGCCGATAGCCCGTGGGCACCGGTACTATGTGGTCACCTGGGTCTACGACCACACAGCAGGGGGCGTGAAGCGCTGCCTCAGGTGCCAGGCCATCCACAAGCACCTACGAACGCTTGGGGATTACGACCTATGGCCAGACGAGCGGCTGAACTGCGGTGAGGAATACACGCAACACTGGGGCGTAGAGCCGCCTGCTGAGATCGCAGCGCTGGCTTTCGTGAGCGGTGCGGATTTGCAGGGATTGGAGAATTGAGAATGACCGATCTAACGCTGGAAGAACTGACCGAGCTAGAGCAAATACTCGGCCCGAGCTTGCGGCTAACGGCTGCTTGTTCGATGGCGCGTGAGCTGCTGAGTCTGCGCGCCGCGCAGCAGTCGGCCGAGTCCGCGGCGGGTGGGTGGATTGCTGCGACCGCCCGCTTACCAGAGCCCAACGTATACGTGCTGGCATGGGAGCCCTCGGTCGGTTACGTGCTCTCTGAGCTGGCGGACTTTGCCGAAGAGCCGACGGTCACCCACTGGCGCCCACTGCCCGCCGCGCCGGGTGAAGGGACGGGGACGTGAGACGAAGAAATCTGTACCGCGGCAACCTGTGCCCACTTTGCGGTCTCCAATGCGTGCCATGCGTCGATAACCTAGGGTGCAAATACATGGGGTGTCCGCGTTGTGTGATCGCCCACCCCAAGGACCCGACCGATGGCAAGTAGGCCAGAGCCAAGCGCAGCCACCAAGCGACGTGTCCCCAACCCGCCGGGACCGAGGCATGCGCAGGAGGAAGGCCCCGGCCTTTCGTACTGGGTAATCGAGGACACGCGGCAAGCTCAACCGACGTATCTAGCCAACCGCGGCACCGAGACGTGGACAACCAACATCCACAATGCTGAGCGTTATGAGCAGCAGGGGCACGCTGAGGACGATATCGCTTTGATTGACATCGTCGATGACTATCCGAGCCAGCATATCGTCTCGCGTGAGCACATCGACGTGCCCCCGGTCGCGGAGAAACAGGGGGCTCCTTCGGGAGTGGTGACGCACGACCGCATGCGCGACGTTGCCAACAATCAAGGGCAGACATTTTTGGGTGCGCTGATTCATGAGTACGTGGCCCAACAGGAGCAAGCCTCCCGCGACGCCGAAGCGCTGCGCAAGCAGCTTGCTGACCACATCCAAGCCAACGAACAGCTGTTGGATGCGAACAAATCGCTGGCTTCCTCACGCAACGAGCATCAAGACAACTACATCTACCAACTGAACCGGGCTGATGCTGCCGAGCGGAAAACGCATCGTGGCCAACGAACTGGAGCGCGCCAAATGAGCCGACTCGACGACCTCGAGGAGATGGCCCGCTCGGCTTACCCGCTGGGGTCCACGCTGCTCCAACTGATCGCGGTGATTCGGGCGGCGGAAGACGTGCGCAATCGTCATCGCGGCGAGCCTGAGGAATGGGGCGACTTCGATGAGGCTCTGGAAAACCTGGAGCGCGCCGAATGAAAATCCACCCAGTTCACACCTGCCCGACGTGCGGATCCCATTTCATCATGCAGCAGACGGACCAGCAGAAGGCCGACGCGCAGGCGCTAGCGGACGTTCGGACGCTGGAAGTGCAAGGCCAACGCGGTGGAGTCAGTGCCTCAAAATCCAGGCGACGGCGACAAGGGCGGCGAAGGCCGCTAGGATGACGGTTACCCAGGGCGACCGAGCCTTGATTTTGACGCCCTCGCGGCCGACCGTGACCTCAGAGACGCTGTCGTACTCGGCACGGTAGGGCTGGCTGCCTGGAGTCTGGCTCACTGGATTGCGCGCGTCGTCGAGCGCTTTTTGCGTAAGCCGATTGTGTTTCGCGTATTTCTCACGCAATCGGTCCGCGTACGCCGGTCCCTCTTTGTGGCTGCCGTTGCTCACCTGGCAGCCCGCAATTTCTCTCGCACCTCAGAGCGCAGAGTATTCGTCTCGCGCACGTAGTCTCTAAATAGCGCAATCATGCGCCCCACCTCATCGGACAGCTCACCAAGCTTGAGCTGGATTTCTGCCTGGCCCTCGCGAAGCGCCACAAGCTCGGCGGCGGCAGTCTCGAGGCTGGCCGCCATCTCCGTGTGAGCCTCGACACTGCGGGCTAGGTCCTCGCCAAGCTCGGCGAGGTGGCTTTGGATGCTCTCGACCGGTGTCATGCTACACTCCGATCTAAGCGACCCCGCGACGCGCAAACGTCCGGGGTCAGGCCCAAGAGAGGTGACTCATGGACGAAAAAGTAATCGCACGTTTTTGGAACAAGGTCGAGCGACGTGGATCCGACGAGTGCTGGGAGTGGACGGCGTACGTCAATACCAACGGGTACGGGAGCTTCAACGCTGGCGAGCGCTGGTACAGGTCCCACCGATTTGCTTACATCTCCGTCCACGGAGACCCTGGACATCTTCATGTTTGCCATCGGTGCGATAACAGGAAGTGCTGCAACCCGGCTCACCTGTTTGCAGGTTCTCGCGCCGAGAACATGCGAGACATGAAAGACAAGGGGCGCGCAGTTGGTCTTTTTCGGCTTTGCCCGCCGCGAGGATCCAAAAACGTCATGGCCAAACTTGTCGAGGCGGATGCGCTGGAAATACGAAGGCGGATAGCCAATGGAGAAAGCCGGCGAAGTATCGCGATCAGCTTCCATGTGCACAAAGACACTATCAGGCTGATAGCTACCGGAAAAACATGGCGGCATGTCTGACATCGCCTCAGCCGGAGTCATGGCTCCCTCATCTGCTCCCGTCGTTCCTGTCGTGCCCATTCGAGCGGGTCGGCTAGGTCCATGGCGAGCACTGCCGCCGTGTGTAGCAGCCTGTCCGCGTCGGGAGCCACGGAGGCAATCGCCGCTGCGTGCAGCACCTGCTCGGCCTGCTCATCCCGCAGTGGCTCCGTGTCCCGGTCGGGCCTGTCGAGCAGGCGCATGTACTCCACAAACAGCGACTGCACCGCGCGACGGTAGGGCGCTTCATCGGCCGTAAAATAGCCGGCGTTCTTGAGCGCGTGAACGAACAGCGCCGGATCTCCACTCTCCGCCGCGTGCCAGCTGCTCGAGTACCGGGCGCGCTTGGCCAGGAATCGCAGGTAGTCCATGGCGCCCGTGTCCAGGTCCATGAACGCTCGGAAATTGGTCTGCGGGTGCGGCGGGTCGAACCACTCGAGCTTGCCGCCGATGACCTCGTCGCATCTGAATTGGCAATAGAGGTATTCGTAGCTCTCGCTGGCCTTGACGTTGCCCAGATTGAACCGGTGCATGCTGCGCCACCTGCCGCTCTCCAGGGCGCTCTGAGCCGTCAGCACCGCGACATGGGCATTGCTCGGGGTGCGACCCAAAAGCGTCTCTAGCCCGCTCCTGATAGACCGCACGACGGCAACCGGGGCAGCCGGCGTGAGCAGGTCAGGAACGAGCGTCGCCCTCACTTGGCGCACCCATGGAGAACGCCCTGACACCATTCGTCCATGCCCGGCTCCCGCTCGATGCTCCGGTCGCTCTGGAGCACCAGGCACGCGGCCCGCGCTGAGTCTAGCGCCGTCTGAATGGCGATGTCCCGGCGCTGCTCGGCCGTCGTCGTTGAGCACGCGCTAAGGCCCAGCAGAGCAAGAGCCAGCGCCACACGATTCACGAGTCCGCCTTGCCTAGCGTCAGGCCAAGCCCAGCCAGGCCGATGCCGACATTTCGCAGGCCGTCCGCGTACTGCGGCGCGAACACGCTCACGATTGCCGTGGCGATTCCGAGCAGGAGCGATACGTTGCGGGCGGTGTTTTTCGAGACGGGGCCGGTGGGGATTCTGATCATGGGGTTCCTTCAGAGATTGGCGATCGCCGCCGAGATGATCGGCGCCTTGATGGTTTGCGCGGTCAGTGTGGTGGTATGGAAGTCGCCCGGTACGCCGCTGCTCCAGTAGACGCCATCCCGGAACGTTCCCGGGATGATCGTGGGGCTCGCAACGGTGTCGGCAACCTCGACGACAACTAGGTCCGACGCGGCTCGTGCACGGATTCCCGCATTAAATGCCAGTCTCTCTGTCTCCTGCGGCCCGGTGTAGTTGCCACGACACTGCGTCATAATGGCCAATTTGTAGCCAGTGGCGCGCGCCAGTCCGATCAGCACGTCCAGCCCAAACGATGCATCGGTGAGCATGCTCGATGCGCTTGCTCCTCCAACTAGGTCGTTAGTTCCGATGTCGATCAGGTATATTTGCTTGAGCGAAAAATCTGTGTTGGTTACCGTCACGAACGATGGGGCGACGCCGGTACCAGTGGGATACTGCGCCGTGATTCCGCCCGCGCCTAGCAACGTGTCGCCGCCACTCGCCTTGTTGATTCGGCGGTTCTGAAAGCCCGTCGTCGTGACGTAGTTGAGGTAAGGAAGGTCTCCGCCGCCGCTGCCGTTGCCGGCCATCTTGGAGTCGCCATCGCCAACAACGCGCTTGTCCTCGCCCGCTGGCGGGTTTTTGAGCCCTGGCAGGCTGTCCCACGCTGCCCAGCCGTTGACCATGTTTCGCAGTGCTAGCCGCTGCGCCAGCGTGAATGAACCGCTAGCGAACGCGAGCCAATGCCAATCAAAGTTTCCCGCCGTGGTCGCTGCTACGTCGCGGCCCACTTGCATGCCAGTGCTGGTGCTCGTGCCAGCGTTCCCAGTCGCGTAAAAAAACTTCTCTCGAACGTAGTCGGTGCCGCCATTCCACTGACCCATAACCAGGATCCACTCGTTAATCGGAGCGTTCGCGCCAGCGATGCTAACCACCGCGCCACCCGTGAAAATGCCTAGATTGTTCGTAGGCGCGTAAAACACCTGGATGTTGCTGGCGCCGAGAGAAGCCAGGTAGCGCATGCTGCTAACGTACGTCGTCGGCCGCATTAGCATCGCGAAGAAATGCGTGCCTGGCCGGTTGAACGATGCGTTCTGCAGCACGGTGTCTGACGTGCGCGTGTGCTTGATGTAGCCCATACCCGGCAATAGGCCGTCATTCGCAATGGTCGTGCTCGGGGACGGTTCGGCGAACGCCGGTCGCACAGCCCCGCCTGCATTGGTCAGCGTGTACCCGTTGGGCCCAGAGTCCACCATGCTATTGACCAGCCCCGTACCGGCGTCGTAGCTCAGATTTGCTGGAAGCGCTCGGTACTCGGCCAGAACGGTGTTACCGCCGCTGGCTGCGATTGATGCGAAGGTAGCTGCCGCAGCGCCCCCCGCCGCAATGCGGCCACGGTTCATGCGTGGGTCCGCTTGTCGTGAAAATGTCATGTCGTCACCACACCCAACGGCAACCAGACCAGCGAGCAGGGAACGGCGCAGCACATCAGGGTCCCGTGATTCCTACAGTTCCATCGGCCAGAGTCATCTTGACTGACTGCGAAGCTGTCCCGCCGATGCGAGCGAAGTACACTCGGCCACCAGAAGGTGGATGGGGGACCCTCACCGACACGACCTGCTCAGCCGGAAACGGTCCTTCCCCTTGGGTAGCCGCTCTTGCGCCCGCACTGGTAGCAGCAGTTGCTACCGGGACAGCTGCTCCCGAGTTGAACGTGAAGAAGTAGGTCATCGTGCTGCCGGTTGGCAGGAGGCGAACCCACCTACCGTGGGCCTCCGTCGGGATGACGTTCAGCTCCCCCGTAGTCGTCAGGGTGAAGTTCCCAAGGACATTCGTGTTAGCTACCCCGTCTCCGTAGCAAGCCGCCACGTCCGCCGCTGCCGACTGCGGCTCTGCAATTAGTTGGGTGATTCCGCCTGATGCTGCCATGTTACTTACCTGTCCGTTGAAATTCGTCCTCTAAAAGACGCTTGATGATAGCCCGAGCGACGGCCGATTCCTCTTCCGTCAGAGGGTCTCCGGTGTCTTTTTCATGCCTGGTGGCTGCGCCTACGAATCGAGCCGGCTGCCCACCTTGGAGGTTCATGGCTTTCCAGTTTGGGACAGACTTGTCCAAGAACCGGTCCACCACGTCCTCCAGTGCCCTGCTTGCTTCCATCTTCGGTAGGCCTCCGCCGAGATTCTTCATGGCCGGCACTAGGCGGAGTAGATTGTTGGCCCTTAGGTAGGTGCCGCCACTGCCACTGATGCCGTTGACCGCTCGACCCAGGTACTGTTTCCAGTTCCGAGTGGCCCGAAGCTGTTTGAGCGCCAAAAGCTTCTCTCCACTGTCCCCGCCGCCTCTAGCTGCTACGTCGCGGAATTGCTCAAAACGGACAGCATTCTCCGGGTTGACAGAACTCGCAATTCTGCCAACGAACACATCCCTTTCCCCAGGGCCAAACGCGGCCTTAGGCGGCAGGCTTTCGGCTAGCGCCTGAGCGGATTCCGCGTCTGGCGCCTTAGCCATCCTCAGCGGCTCGCCCTTCAACTCCTGAGGCAAGCCCATTGATGCGTTCTCTGTCTTGTAGATCGCCTTCGCTCTCTCCTCAGCCTTTTTAATGCCCGAATACCCATCAACCAGCTTCACCTTCCCAGACTTGTCTCGGATGGCGAAGTTGTCTACTGCGGTAGCGTCTTCAGGTAGGTGAAACTCGTCTCGGAGTTCCAGAAGCACGTTCTTTACCGCCAGGTAGGTCTTGTCGGGCTCTTTGCCTGACTTAGCGATGCGCTCAATCTCGTCGATGTCAGCATCCAACTGCGCCGGAGTGATCTGGCGCCTGGCCTGTAGCCGCCGGCCGATTGCGCGAATCTCATTCGATCTCCCCCCGCCAGCCAGGTCACTGATGTCTCCACCAATTGCTAGGATTTTTCTGGCAGCGTCAGCCGTTCCTACGGCCTTGGGAGCCATGGAAATCGAGCCGTTGATAATGGCCGGCTCAACCATCTGCTCCCTTGCCCGCGCTGTCTCTTCCAGTGCCCCACGGTGTGCGGCTTCCTGCTCCAGAAGACGCTGAGAAGCCAACGGGTCGGCCAGTTCATTAGCGAGCACAATGTCAGCTTCCTGCCCTTTAGCGGCAGCGTTAGACAGCCGATCCGAAATGTTTTTAGGGACACGCACGTTCCCAAGCGGCCCCATCTTAAGACCGGCGTCCTCCCCACGAAGAAGTACCTCCTGAGCGTTGCCTCCAGCCAGCGCCCTGGCGCCCTTTTGCATGGCTCCACCAATGGCATGCCCAACAGCGCCAGCGCCTCCGCCCATGAGGGCAGCCTTCATTGTCTCAATCGGGTCAATCACGCCGTAGAGCCGCTTAGCTGCCTCCACAGCAGAGTCTCCAGCATCCAAAGCATCGGCAGCCGCCTGAGCGATTGAGCGCGCCTGGCTGTCTACGCCCGACGTGATTGCCCCAGCTCCCATACTGGCCCCGAGCCGCCCTAGAGCCGACTCGCCCAGTACCCCGCCCAGCACCTTTGCTGAGCCCCTAGCAATCATCTCCGGGGCACCCACTGCGGCGCCGGCAAGCTGCCCAACAGTGTCAGCCGTGGGGTTACGGAGCCGCTGTTTCCTGTTCGACTCGGCAAGCTTGGGGTTGATGGCCCGCTGGAGTGGGTCAAGGTGACCAAGGGTCGCTGACTGTCCAAGCCCGCTCACAGCGGCTCCACCGGCATCCAGTGCCTTGGACATTGCCTTCTCTCCAGGGGAGAGCTTGCTAGTGAACTCGAGGCGGTAGATCGGCTTCCCCTCACGGATGGCGTTGGCCCTGGCTGCCTGCCAAGCAGCGTCGCGGTAGGCCTTGAACGCATCACTGCCAGCCAGCTCGCTGTCGCTGAGGGTGCTGGGGTCCAGGGCCTTGTTGCCGTAGTCCTCGATACCCTTCACCTTCGGCGTCCGGTGGGAGTTCGGCGATGCTGGCTCGGCCTCTGGCCCGTTCACCCCGTAGGGATGCTGTAGCTCCTTGGATACCCTCGCGGCGAGTGAGCCGCCTTCCCTCAGAGCGCCGCGAAAGTCCTCCAGGGTAGGCTCATGCCAGTGACTGGTAGCGTTGTTGCCGCCCGAGGAGATAGCCGCTCCCAGTCCGCCGATGGGGTCCAGAGAGGGCTTTGGTGGAGGCTCATACTCGGGCGGGTCGCCGAACACCTTCAGATTGGAGGCGTTGTTCAGCGTGTCATCTTTGGTGGTCTGGCGGATTCGCTTGACCAGTTCCTCTTTGACCGGATCGACCTGCGCCGATGACCGGTACTCGTGGTGGCTTAGCGCCTGGTTGTACTCAGCCTGGGACTTCTCGTAGTCGGCAATCTTCGCCATCCTCCCAGCGCGCAACTCTGGCGCTAGGTTCGGGTCACCCAGAGAAGCTTTCGCCTTTTGGTACTTCCTCTCGTCGTACTCTGGCGCTGGAGAGTAAGTAGGCTCGCTCACTGGTCCAGTTCCGGGTCATAGCCGTTAGGGCTGGCTCCTGCGTTGTCCCGCCGAATGGTCTTCCCCAGAGCGGTTTTCCTTCTCTGAAGTATCGGGGCGTCAACCTTGCCCTCATTCTGCGCCGCATATGCCTCTTCTAGGTCAGATGCTACCTCGTCACGGGTGACCGAGTTGATCCGTCGCTGCTCAGCGATGACCATCTTGATCTTCTTCATGTACTCAGCGTCCACAGCCCCACCGCCGAGACGAGACAGGTAGTTGGTTAGTCCCGTGATCATGCCGTCCAGTTGGTCGTACCTCGCGCGCTCTCGCTCGCTAACCGTTGCTCCAGAACGCGACTGCACCAGCACGTCCACGGCATTGCGCTGAAGCGCTGGGTCGGGGGAGTTTGCAAGCGCCTCGGCTTGAGCCAGAAGCCGGTCACTCTCGTTGAGTTTACCAACGGCCCCTCGGCTCTCCGTGATGTAGCCCTTGATGCTCTCAGCTCGGTCTTCCTTAGGTCCCAGGGCTTGGAACTTGCCAGGCGCCCCACCACCGCCGCCTCCCAAGTGAGCCTTGGCGCCAATCTGCTTCAGGTCCAGCTTATTGAACCCGCCAGTCTCTTCCTTGAACTGGTTGGCAGCAAAGTCGATGGCCTGCTTCGTCGAGATACCCTCAACGCTCATCAGGTTACTGGCCGTCTCCTGGGCGCGCTTAGCCGCCTGAGCGATCCGGGGGTCACTGTGCTGGGTGTACGGCTCGAACACTGCCCCCACCATGGGGCCGTAGCTGCCTTTGCCTCCGGGCACGTCCTCGTACAGCTTCTTCCCACCTTTGGAGATGACGTTCGGGAGATGCTGGGTAGCTAGGCGAGGCAGCGGCTCCTGCCCGCCGATGTCCTCCTGAGCTGCTGCCTTGAACGCAGGGTCGTCAACGTCACCAAGGTCCTCAGGCTCATCTGGCGACTGAGGCAGGAGCTTCTTGTACTCCTCGGTCGTCTTTCCGTTCTGCTCATAGCGCCCAGGGGATGACTGCGATCCGTCGATGAGCTGCTTCTCGAAGTCTCCCTGCGAGAGGTCGGGCTCTTCGGGCCCAGCCGGTTCATTCAGCTCCTCATCACGAGCCGGTGCTACATCTGGCAAAGGGCCTCCCAGGCTTGAGCCGTTGAAGGCCCTGAGGTTCGGCACCTTCGACGCAGGCGTGGCAGGGCCACCCTCCTGCACATCCATCCCAAAGCGCTTCAGCTTCTGAATGGACTGGCCGATAGCTACGTCGTCCTTCCGTTTGACGGCGTCCTGGTACTCGGCAAGCAGGCCTTCGACCTCCGCCTTGTCGTCCTTGGAGAACCGATGGGCCTGGTCGTCCTGCTGGACCTTCAGGAAGGCATCACTGCGCTTGGCGTTCTGCTGCTCAAGCTCATAGCTCCGGTCATTCTCCAGGTTATGCCTGTCGTCCAGGCGACGATTGCGCCGCTGGGCGATGATCTCGTCCACCCCAGAGAGGTCGAGCGGCTTGGAGCTGGGAGGAGTCAGGAAGGCGCTGAAGGGGTTCATGTCCAGTTCCCATCCTCACGGGCCTTGCGGTCCTTTCGGTCCTTCCAGTCCTCGTAACCTTTCACCCCGCCCGTGATAAGGTTGAGGGTGTCTTGGGCGTTCTTGCCCTCGTTTGTCAGCGTCGCGTTGCCCTCAGCCACCCCGCCAGAGGAAGCGTCTCCCTCTATCGCAGTGTCGTCTGAAAGCAGACTTCCCAGGTGTCTGCGGATGATGTCCGCCAACCGATCCCCGCTCGTTGTTTCGTTGTTGACGTAGTTCTGGAACCTGGTGTTCTTGAAATTCTCGGCTGAATTAGCAGCGTCCTGGCCGGCGTTGGTGCGGTCGAGTCCAAGCTTCTCCGCATCGATTCCCAGCTTAGACAGCAGCTCCACCCACTGTCTCTGCTGGTCGCCCATCGTGTTGTTTTGCGTATCGGCACCGGACGCGAGGTTGCCGCCTAGCCCCTCCCATGCCCGCTGCTCTGCCAAGCGCTGGAGGTTGTACTGGGCCTCATTCTTGGCTTTGTCAGCCTCAAGGTCGGTGATGCCACGGGAAACCTGGTCGTTCGCAGCCGAAGACCCATAGGCCCCCCGGGCAGCCATGATCCGGTTGATGTTCTCCGTCGAGCGCTTCTCGGCGTTGTCGTACCAGGCGGCGAGTCCAGGGTCTGACGCGATGTCAGGCATGTGCCCCTGAAAATGGTTGAACCAGTCGTTCTGCCGGTTGTTTACCTGGACCCTGTTGTTCGGGTCCTGGAACTGCGCCAGGAGACCAAGGTTGTTCACCTCACCCGACCCGGGAGTGTTGTAGACCCCTTTGTTGTCCTCCCAGTTCTGCTGGCCGGGACCCATAACCGTCATGTCCACCCCCTCCATCTGGGGCTGGTCTTGGCCGGTCGTGATGCCTCCGGTTGTATACGTGCCTAGGACACGGTTAGCGTCGCTCGCTGCTGTCCCAGGGTGGGCAGTATCTACAGGTGGCGCTAATTTCCCACCCGTATTTGTGATGGGCTTCTGCGCTTTGGGGCCACCGCCGATGAACGGGTCGATTACCGTGTCCCCGACCTCCGAGAAGGTATTGAGTAAATCGTCTCCCCAGCCCATTAGAAACGGTTCCCCTTGAAGGCGTTGTACTTGTCGGAGCCAATAGCGTTCGGCTCCGATCCCCATACGTCTAGGCCGGTGTTCTGGTCAGTCTTCCGGTTAGCTGCCGTGTCCCAGGTCAGCCCCATACCAGGATGGTAAGCCCACTGTGGAGGAGGCGGCGGGGCCTTTGGGCCAAGGAACCCCTCCAGAAACCCCGCCGGGTGCCCAGCCACCACATCCCTCACGCCAGGATCAGACACAATCCCAGCCAAGATGCTCTCTTTGCTCCTGGGGGCAGAAGGGCTTTGAGCAGACCAGCCTCCTGGCTCAGCGACCATCGGGTCCACAGGGTAAGTCACCCCTGAACCCGTGCCTGCGCCAGTGGCAGCAACAAACGGATCGCCTGCTCCAATCAAGTCGTTCTTCTTCACGAAGTTCTCAGCCCCGTGGAGAAGCTTGCCCAAAAATCCCAGGTTCATGAGTTACCTCTGTGGAGGACGACCACCACCAATGCCAAAGCCTGTTGGGCTCATGGGGCTTTGCAGGCCACCCGGCGCTGGGTTGTAGCTCACCCCAGACTGAGGCTGCTGCGCAAAGTTCACGCCTGGAGGAGGTGGAGGGCCACCGGGTCCACCGGGGCCACCTGGACCACCGGGAGGGGCCTGGTCACCGCCAGTGATACCCAGAGCCTTGCCAAGCCCCAACGGGTCAGGGAGGCCACCAAGCAGGCCGCTAAGGAAGCCGCCGCCTTTGCCGCCCGAGCCACCACTGAAGATGCCCAGGGGGTCCAAGAGACTGCCGCCACCACCGCCGCCACCGCCGCCTAGAATGCTACCCATTGAAACCTCTGATTCCGCCACCGGTAGGGCCCGGCATGCCTGTAAATGGACTCACTGAACTGCCGCTGAAATTGCGGCTTTGATCTGGTCGGTTGTTCTCAGCCAAGATCTGGCCAAGCGACGGGGGAGCCGGAGTGGATGGACCCTTGTCGTCCTTGTCGTCCTTGCTGCCCATCATTCCCATGATGCCAGTCACGATTGGAATTGCTGCTGCCATGAATCCCATTCAGTACCTGTTCTTTCCCATAGGGAACATGTCCTGTACGTAGCCACGGCCCTCAGTCTTCTTGTGGCCACCATACCCTGTCTCTAGGGCGTTGTTCATACCCTGGTAGGCTGCCATTTCCTGGTTCCCTGCGTTGAGATGGGCTTGTGCCAGCTCTGGACGGTAGCGCTGCATGTCTGCCCTGGCTTGACGCAAGGCCTCTAGCTGCGCTTCTTGACCAGGTGATGACCCTCCGCCAAGTAATCCTGAAAACAGACTTCCCATTGGTTACTCCAGAACTTCAAAGTCTTCGCTTGCAGACACCAGCACCAGCTCGTCGGTGCCGGTGAACTCGAAACGCCACTGCCTGCGGCGGTAGGTGCCGAGCGAGTTGAACTCTAGCACGGGATGGGTATCTCCTGACCCACCCAAATCAATCGGCAGGCCGGGTTCCCATGGTCCCGGCTGGTCCCGGTAGGAAAGCCACGCCTGCGGGCCTGTGGCGCCTGTGGTCTGTCCTCTGCGGAAGACCAGTCTGACTGACTGGCAGTGCTTCTTCCGGTCGGTTCCACGTGAAACGTAGCCGGTTTCGATGTGAGCCCGGATGGGCTCCCCAAGGTCGGTCAGGGCGTCGGACGAAAGCTCGGCGATATGCCCGTCCACCGTCCCCACGACGTTCACGTTCGTGTCCTGCCGCAGGTGATGGCTCAGGACAGTGAAGGGCGTGTAGTTGGATGTGGCAGGGTCCCAGCCTCCCCACTGGCCCCAGCCTGAGCCGTCCTGGAAGACGAAGGTCCTGCCATCGGTCGGGAAGGTCCAGACCAAGGCATCCACGTTACCTGAGAGTACTCGGTATCCGTAGCAGTCCGCATAGGTCCCGATGCCGTCTAGCGTCTTGGCGATGGGCTCTGAGATGTCCTTGTAGGTGCGCCCGTCGGAGATTTGGATGCGCTTGAACTGGTCTAACCAGCCGTACGCCTGGTCCCTCTTGATGACCGAATACGCGGCCCCACACCCAATTTCCCTAGTAGCCTCTGGTAGGTAGACCGTGTTCGGGTCGGGACCCCAGACCTGCACCGTCCCCTGACCAAAAGCAAATATGTTGTTAGTGTTTTCGGCAATTGCAAGTACGGCATCGGGGCGAGCTTCAGCCGTGATGTATCCGGCAGGCGGAGCGAAGGTCCAGTTCTCAGCTCCGGAGTAATCCGTGTTCCCAAGGAACGTGTCTGAGTACCGAATAGCTGTCCTGTTGACCAGCAAGTCATTCGCCAGGAGGCGCGAAGCGTGGGCGATGACGTGGGATCCGAAGGGCGGGGAACCCCCGAGCACGTCACAAGTCCGGCCGGCTCGAACGTACTTGAGTATCTCCCTGCCACCAGCGATGGCGACTATCATCTCCGTCTGAGCAAAGATGGGCCTGAGGGTGCCTGGCAGGGAGTTCTGTACTACCCGGGTTACGCCTCCAGCCACCTCGTACAGCACTCGCCCTGGACCAGCTGACATGGCCAGGAGCATCCCGTCATCGGTACAGAACAGTCCCTCTATGCCCACCGAGTTCACCACGGTCTCCGGCGCTTCCGAATAGGCGCGGATACCAGGGCGACGGGTCACAGCCCCAGCGGGGTCAACGACCACGTTCATGGACATGACGCCAGCGCCGGCCAACGGCTCGATGCCGGAAGCTTGCTGGTTGGTGAAGGGGATGGGTTGAGCCAATTAGCTCCCAACCTTCACGTTGAAGGCAATCCACGCAGCGGACCCGCCATATGTCCCGACGTAAAACTCCATGAATAGCGTCTCTCCGGCAAGTAGACTGCGTGTCGGCGTGCCGGTAATCTGAGAACCCACCGGGGTTAGCGTGGCCCAGTTTCCGCCGCTACCATTGGCGATGCGGATTGTAAGCCTCTGTCCATAGAAAAGTTTCGTTGGCATCGTCACGGTGGGCAGAGTCCCAGTGGACTCGTAGTCCCAGTAACGATACCCGTCCGGAATGGTAACGGCCGTTGATGAGCCAGTCAGTTGGACATAGTTGGTCAGCTCTATCTGGCTCTCCTTGCCCATGAGACCGCTAACCATTGTCCACCGGGGCGAAGCTGAGTGCGTGTCGTTCCCTAGCTCAACGAGCTTAGAGTTCCCGGTGACCAAGAAAACGGCCGTGAAGTTCTGGGTAGTCCAAAGGAACTCACACCCGGTCACTGTGCTTTCAGTGGTACTTTCTACCGCGTAACGCGAGCCTGCCGCCGACGTGACAGAAGTGATGTCAAACCTGGTTGACTGAACGATTAGCCTGCCTCCGGATGCCCCAGCAGCAATCGACTTCAGCATTGACCCCGCATAGGCGGTAGCGGTCGTTGCGATGATAGAGCTTTCTATCGCACAGAATGTATTCGCTGACAGGCTCAGAGCGGAAAGTGAGCCTCCGTTGATCGCTAGGTGAGAGTTCAGGATGCGTAGTTTGCTGACTCCTGTGGTCAGGACGCAGTAGCCAGTGGCGTTGGAGTTTCCGCCCAGCCAGCATCGGTCAATGACCAGATTGGTGGCGACCGTTGCATTGAGCATCGTGCCGGTGTTCACCTGGGACGCTTGGATAGTCATCCCGCAGATCCAGACAGGCGTGGTGCCCAGTGTCCCAGTGGACCACGTAAATGCGCTGGCGTTGCTCGCTGAGTTGATGGTGACGATGGACCCCACGCCCACCCCCAGCATGCTCACATTGTGAGCCCACTCAATCGCCGTGGTGGTTAGGTAGGTTCCCTTGGGGAAGAATACAATGCCGCCGCCGGCTGCCACAGCTGCTGCCAGTGCCGCTGTGATTGCCGCCTGGTCATTGGTCACGCCGTCTCCCACGGCTCCGTAGGCCGGGCTCTTGACGTTGTAGACGAGCCCACTCAGCGACCCGAATGCATTCGTTAGTGTGGTGGCCGACCCAGCAATGAGCACCTTCCAGTCGATGGCCCCGGAGTTCGTCTTCCACAGGTCCAGGACGGCTTGGAGGGTGGTGGGCTCACTGGCGCCAGAAGCAGCCGTAACGTAGTCAACGCCCGTGAACGACTGGCTCATGACCTCCACGTTTGGAGCCTCGGAACCGGCCACAAACTGAGCCACCGAGGTCCCGTCGGAGTTCTTCACCACCACATCCACGAGCTGGTTCACGTAGACGATGGCCTCGCCGTACGAACCAAGGTTCACGTCCGCGCCAGAGCTGTTCGAGCTGGAGGCTTCGAAGTCGTCATAGAGCGTTGCCCGGGTGGAAGACCCGCGAACGTAAATCTGTGCCGTCCCGTTGGGGGCAGCGGCGAAGCCTGAGGCAAGGGCTGAGACTAGGTGCATGTCACCACTCCACTCGGCTTCCGCCAGTTGTAGTTTCCACGTTAACCCGCCCCACGGTTGACGTGTTGAGCTTCATGTCAGCCCCTAGCAGCAGGGAGATGCCGTTGCCTCGGATGCGAGTAATAGCCGCCGCAGAGCCGTCGAAGGCAAAGTAGTTGGAGAACCCTACCGTGCCGGCCGACAGGACCAGCCCGTCGAGTTCTAGGTCCGCAATAGCCGCCGTTACCTTCACCGCCGACTCCGGTTGAGCCGAAGTGAGGGTGGCCGTAGAGATGAAGGTCGTGTTCCGCAGACGCGCACGGTCGGCTCCCGAGGCCAGCGTGAGAGCCGCCGCCGTGTCGTTGCCTGAGCACTCGACATAGCAGCCATCCATGACGAAGTCCGTCTGGTTGCAGGTAATGCGGGTGGTGTTGTTGGCCAGCGACGATGTGGGGATCTTGATGTTCCTCAGCTCCACGTTCGCCGCCGTGATGGTGAACAAGCTCCCCACGAAGTTGCAGATGAAGGTCACGGACGGGACGCCAGCAACCGACCCCTCGCCTACAATGGCAAGCTTCTTTGAGACTGTGATGGTCGCTACCCGGGTCTCCGTGTGAGCGCCCAGCAGCACCACCACATCGTTGTCGGATGCGTTCGTGATGGCCTGCGCCAGGGTCGCCAAGGGCTTCTCACGGTTGCGGCCCGCTGGGCTAGCAGCGTCAGTGCCCGTGGTGCTCTGGACATACCAGACCACGCCTGAGACGTAGAGCGGAGAGCAGGTTGCCCAAACATCTCCCGTCGAACCGCCTGCCCCATTGGGATAAATGTTCGGCATTACCTTCTACTCCATCCAGTGCTGTGCCCAATCACGAGACGGGCTGGTGTCTTCTGGGCAGCGTATGACTTGCAGGCTTCCAGCTTCTGCCGAGCAATCGTTCCGAAGTACTGCACCCGCCCCATGTTGAGCGAGTTCGCCATGGCTACCTGATGCGTCATCTCCCATTCGATGTACTGGGAGAAGAAGCGCTCCAGGTCCATCGTGTTCGATGAGTTGTTCGAGTCTGCCGCCAGTCGGTGAACCTGGAAGCGAATCGTCCCAGCATTTGCTGCGTCAGGGATAGGCCACAGTCGGACCTCCAGAGGTGACTCCGCCCTGTGCGAGTAGTAGGTTAGCGGCCTACCAGTGGCGTCCTTCGCCGGCTGAAGCTGCCACTCCTCCCGACTGATCGGGACTAGGGCTATCTCACCCGAGGCTTGGGTGATGTCCGTCTCGCTGGGGTCGATGAACATCGCTACACCGACCACGTCGAGCACGTCTGCCGGCATGGTGTACTGCCATGTCCCGGCCACCAGGGTAACGGTCTGGAACTCTACAGCCCTGGCCCTCAGCCCCTCAGCCTGTAGCCCGTCAATGATACTGCCTAGCGTATCCCTGGCAAAGGACAGCTGAGCTTCTGACAGGGCCTGGGCCTCGTTGCGGAGCCCGGCCTTCTGATAGGCACGCAGGCAAATCTTGCCGATGTCCATCTCCCGCGTTCTGGTGGTGGCGATGGTCATCCAATCGGCTCAGCCGTGTCCTTGTCGTAGCGTCCACCAATGACCCGCTGGGTCTTCTTGTCCCGTGCGCTAGCCTTGGCGCTGGCCACGTTGGCTCGCGTCAGGGTGACAGCATCACGACCCTTGCCCTCCTGGGGACAAGTCCACAGGCCGGCAGCGTCGCGATACAGCTCACGCGAATCCCAGCGCGTACCGCAGTAGTCGCACAGGTACCTGGCGGTCTCGCCAGCACGGATTTTCCGTCCACCTGTTCTCGCCATGGCCGTTCGCTTTCGCGCGCCCAGAGGGCGCTATCAGGTATCCGCTGCTGGGACGAGCAGACCAGAGGTCCGCAAATCGTTGCTGGAGTAGTTCTCGAAGAACCGGACCAGGGTAGAGGCGCCGGTCGTAATGCCGGTAACGTTCGCCGTATGGGCGCCCGTGCTCAGGACAGCGATCCGGTTGTCGGCGCAGACGCCGGTAACCGCAACGTTGTCGTACACGATGCATGCCACAGAAACCGCCGTGCTGTTCAGCATCAGGTTTCTGGCAACACGAGTGTCCAGAGCGGCAGTTGTGAAGTGAACAAGGCCGTTCGTGGTGGTCGTGGCGAACGCCATCTCGTTGTCTTCGATGCGAATACCCTGATTCGTCGAGACAACCTTGACGCCGTCCGTCGCTACACCAGCAGCTACGCCTCGGAGCAGGTTGCCGACTAACTCAAAGCGAGTCGCACCTACGCCAACCTCCAGAGCGATGGTGGCCAAGTTGGCCGCGCCGCTGGAAACCTCGATGTCGCAGCCGTAGATGCCACAGTCGGCACCGGTAACGTTGATGGCCTTGACCACCCCGTTGGCACCTTCGAGCCGAAGACGAAGACCTTGGATGGTCACGTCAGCAACAGAGAGCGCCCACTGAGCGGCCGTAGCCGTCCAGCGAAACACCGGCATGTTGCTGCCGCGTCCGAAGCCCATGATGCGAGTCCCGGCAACCAGTCCGGAAAGCATCGTAGCGTCGGTCACGGACTCCGTGTGGCCAGGAAGCACCACAACGGTATCACCCAGGCCCGCTCTGGCTCGGGCCACGCCGGCAGCCAGGGTGCTGACGAGGTTGCTGTTGAGGAAAGGGTCGTCGCCAATCTGAACGCCCGTGGAGCGAACGTAGGCCGCAATGCGTGAGCCCGGGGGCAGCAGGGCAAGCCCAAAGGGGGTCTTCATGCCGGCGCCGGCCGCGACCATCGGAACGTCAGCTGCGTAGGGAGATGCGTATGCCATGAGACCTCAGGCGTTGGAGTAGAAGAAGCCGCGTGGGTCGGACCAACCACGGGCCCAGCGAGCGCTGATGGAGTACTTCATCGTCTCATTGTCGTTCTCCACCCAGGAGTTCGACTTCGGACGGCGACGCCACTTCGCTTGGATGCCGTTGTCGGCGTTCGTGATGATGCCCCAGCTCGTGGTCGTGTTCGACCAGTACTTCACGGAGACAGGGGTGATGTTCAAGTCCTTGAGGACGTTGATCTCAGCAAAGTTCCCCGGCTCTGGAGCCATGCTGGAGCCCAGGATACCTCCCCAGACGCCCCACTGCTCAGTCGGGTGGACAATCTTCCGTGCCTCAAATCCCTCAATAAGCCCGTCGTGTCCCGGGATTTTCTTGAGCAGACTGATGGCCGTAATGAGCGCAATCCGGCTCGGTGCCAACGGGGTGGCAAGGGTGTTCGACCACGTCCCGCCGTTGGGCAGCGTATGACTGGCCGATGCCAGCGGAACGCCATCGCCACCAGTGTAGGCGGCGTTCTGGGCACGGATGAGGATGTTCGTGTTGTCGATGTCGAACGTCTTGTAAATCGCTCGGTCGAGGCGCTTTGCGAGGCGCAGCGTCTCGGGATACTTGTTGTCCTCCATCGCTTCGTCGGTGACGACGAGCTTCAGGGCAAACTTCGAGGGCGTGTATCGAGTCAGGTAACCCTCGCGGATTGACCCGGTGCCGATTTCCGTACCTTCGCCGGTTTCGTTGGCGAGGCCCGGGCCACCCATTTCCAGGTCGTCCGTGTAGGCCTCATCCATCGAGCCGATTTTCATCCAATTCTTGCAGACCAGAGACGACTCGTTCGCTGAGAGATTGTCGTCCACAATCGTGTCAAGAGTCTCCTTGAAGGAGCTGAAGATGTCTGAGCTAAAGATCGTTTGCATGGTTCCTCAGATACCCTGGATGGCGTTGTCGGACGCGATGGAGCCGTTGCTGATGACCAGCAATTCAACGTTTGCCCCAGAAAAGTCAACGTTCGGGGGAGAAGGCTGAACGCCCACAATCTTCCAGGGGAAGGTGTTGGTCGTGTTGACCGTGGCAATGTCCAGCTTCGGCTTCGCTCGCGTGCCGCCCGCCGCGCCAGTGTTGACGAACCGGCAGTTTGCCCCGATGGCCGTCTCGTACGTCGCCTGGGTGGTGAACGTCACGATGTCATCCACCTGGATGGCCCAGATGGCGGTATCGGCCGGGATGTAGTAGAGGCGCGACTGGCGGGAAATGTTGGTTCCCCAGGCCAAGTCGGACGGGATGCCGGGGCCAGCAGCGGTCATGACGCCCTTCACGGTGTCGTAGTACTGCTTGATGCCGCAACAGATGCCCAGAATCGTAGTTGAGTCGGTGCCTTCCGATCCGATTGCCAAGGTAACGGAGCCGTCATTCACCTGGAGAAGAGGATCACCGGCTCCCAGGAAGACGTTCTGAGCGCCAGCGTTCACGTCAAACGACGCAGCCGTGGCAGTCCAGGCCTCACGAATGGTGGGGTTGGCACCACCGTGACGTGACCGGTAGTACCGGAAACCATAACGCTCTGCATTGTCAGCCATCAGTCTGCTCCCGTGTCGGCCATGGCGATTGAGCCACGCTCGGCTTGAAGGTCGAAATATTCCCCGCCTTGGGCGGAGCGGAATGCGATGTTGCGAGACAGCTCTGCGATACTCTTCTTGGAGTTGCGCATCTTCTGCTCAACGAGGTCCGCGTGAGCCTGGCCGCCTTGGCCATCAACGCCGTTCTCCTCGATCTCCACTGCTCTCTCATGCGAGATGAACATCAGGATGTGGCCCATGGCCTCGATGTACTGGCCGGGCTCCAGGATTTTGCCGACTCGCGGCTTCACGCCACCCTTGACGAACTGCACAGGCTCGTAGCCCATGGCGTCACGGTAGTAGTCCACACCCATCTCAGCGGCGGCCTTGTAGACCCAGACGTACTTCTTCTCCGGGTCCTGATTGACCAGGTCGAAGTAGGGGGAACCCGAGTTGACGGGTTTTGACTTGGGGTCCTTGCGGACGGCTACAGGGCTCTTCTTCGCTGCAGGCATGAGTCTCCACTTTGCCAGTTGCAACTTGGCGCGGTTTCCCCGGGAGACTCAGGCCTACAGGTGGGGGCCCTGCGACCGTCAGGCTTACTCTCCCCGGCGAGAGAGCAACCGGATTCGAGGAGGGTACATTTTGACCCACCCCCAGTCAACTACTTTCTGACTGCCCTCTTCTCTGCCGCCCGCTTGCCGGGTCCGTTGGCCCACTTCTGGTACGCCTGCTCGGCCGGGAGCCCATCGTACATGGCACGAGCCATCTTCCGTTCCATGGATCCCATCTTCACGATGCCTACACCGGCTTCCCCGCCCGAAGACTGGGCTGAGATGCCAGATAGGCGCCTCTGGGTGGCTACGTCTGGCTGATTGGCCCGGCGTGGCTTCTTGCCAAACTTCACCCTAGCCTCGTCCAGAATCTTCTCCGCCAGTTCCCGGGTGTCAGCTTTACCCTCGCCGTGGACAGCAGCGCTCCACTGAGCGATTGCCCAGTTCCAGGCGCCCTGGTCACCGGTCACATCGGCGTGCTCTTGTAGGAAGGCGTTCAGGGCCACCTTGCGAGTGATCTCCTGCTCGTTCACCCGAGGAGTGTTGGCGTTGACGATGGTGGCAATCCGCGCCGTCTCAATCTCCTCTGCCCTTCGCTCGAACTCCTTCTGCTGTGGGCCGTTACGGTCGTACCCAGGGCGCGAAGCAATAGCCTCGTACTCTGCGTGTAGGCGACTCTTGGCCTCTGAGATTTGCTGCAAGCGCTGGGCTAGCGGGTCAGGCTGGCGCTGCTGCGATTGCGGGTTGTACAGCTGCCGCTGGTGTGACTGTCGAGCCTCAGCCGCCTCAGCACGGGCCTGCTCTGCTGCTCGCTCAGCACGAGTTGTCCGTTCCTCCAGCTCACGGAAGCGGTTGCGCTTCTTCTCCTGGCGAGACGGCCCCTCTTGGACCTTCACCTCAATGTCGGCGTTCTTGTCTACCGGCTCTTGCGGCAGCTCCGGTTTGTCTTCGGGCTCGTCGTCTAGCTCTGGGCCCTTCTTGTCTTCCAGGTCTTCATTGTCAGCCATCAGCCATCCTCCGTTTCAACAGCAGCAGGTTTCCACGTCTTCCCATTTTCATCGCAGTAGAAGTGCTCCTCCACGCCGTCATCGTTCATCCGGGAGATGATGCGACAGGCGCGTGATCGGATGTTCTTCGACAGTTCCTCCGAGCCAAAGACGTAGCGGGCCTGAATCATCACCAGTGACGACTCCTTGCCCGCAATCATTGGCAAGCGCATCCGAAGAGGCGCTAGCTGATAGAAGAAGATGGTGTGGCCCACATCACACCCGTGGGAGCGAAGTTGGTCCAGAGCCGTAAGGCCGGCGGACACGATGACTCCCTTGGGAGCCTCTGTCAGCTCACGCTTCAGGACAGCATCCGTCTTGACAATGACACCAGTGCCGTAGGTCTTGGACGATTCAATGGGCACAGGCCACAAGAGCACCTGGTCAAACATCGGCTGGGAGTCCCATGCCGCGTTGGGAATGCCGTGCTTGATGCGCTTTGCCTCCAGCAGCTTCGGAAGCCCCAGCTCCCCAGGACCTGCGAAGTTTGCTCGAATCTCCGCCTCTTGCTCAAGCTCTCGCTCACGTCGGATCTTGTCTACGTCAATCGCTAGTTCCACGCTCAGCCTCCATGTCGGTGATGATTTCGTTCAGTTGGTTCAGTGAGCCCCAAGCGGCCCGGATGTTGGGGTCAGGCGACTTCGATGCCGCCCCTATCAAGTAGTCAATGGCCGCCGCCCTCTTCCCCCTGAGGACCTTCAAGAACGCTCGCGCGCCGTCCTCGTCCATCCATGTTTCGCTCACGACGGAGGCCCGCTAGGCATGGGCATCGGATGGGGCCCATGCGGCATGCCTGGGTGGGGAGGACCGGGAGGACCGGGCGGGTGAGCGCCTGGAGGAACCGGTTGACCACCAGGTCCTGGAGGTGGCCCCTGTGGTGCCGGCACGGGGAACGCCGGCAAGGGCGGAGGGGCTTGCCCTAGAACTTGAACCAGGTCGTAGCGCCCTCGTGCGATGAGGGCTTGCTTCAGAGCTGTGTAGCCGAACAGGGCGTTCATGGTGAGCGGCGGGATCTGAAGCCACATCTTCACAATCTCGTCCGCCTCCTCGATCTTCTGAGCCTGGGTGGCGAACCTCAAATCAGCTCGAAGGGTGAAGCGGTAGCCCTTTTCATAGATGGCCCGCCCAATCTTCAGCTCCTCGTACTTCTGGCTCTCGACGTTCAAGAGCCGGACAGTCTCCTCCTCGGGCAGGAACACGGAGTTCAGGTAGGCATTGTTCTTGCCAACCTGCACAACCACATCCACGTACTTGCCCGCCACGACGGAGAGTTGCTTGGAGGCTTGCTCGATGCGCCCCATCAAGCCCTTCGCCGTTTCTCCAGACTTCCCAGCTTCGCCGGAGAGCACATTGGGGCTCTGAATGGAGGTCTGTGCCGTCGTCATGCACATCTCCACAATCTCCTTCAGCTGAGGGCTGGCTGGCCCAGGGGTGAGCGGAAGGATGTGGTTCTTCAGGTCCTGACCCACGGCGCCCTTGGCCTTGTGGATCGCCCCGGGAGAGATGCTCAGGTCTCCGTCTTCAAACTCCAGACCGGACGTGATGTACCCAGGGCAGTTGTTGAGCGTAGCCGTGTCGGTGAACTGTGAGAGCGCTACGTTCGCAGCCCGGTTCAGGTCGGCCTGGATGCTGCCGTATGAGAGCCCCAGGTTCCCTTGGAGCGGCTCGATGCACACGCCGTGGACGAACAGATGGACCGGCTCCCGACGAATGGGATCCGGCTCGATACTCATCGGGTCCGGCATCTCGCCCGTCTCCGGGTCCGGCTGCAAGTGCTCTAGCATCCAATTGGGCGGCATCGGCGCCTGGGGCGGCGGAGGGAGCTGCGCCCGTAGAGCGTTTGCGTGGTCGCCGCCCTCCTGTCCATTCAGGATACCTGCCTGGATACCGTCGGCTATTTGCCCAACGGTGCCTTCAATCTGCTGCTCGGCGGCCTGATGCTGGGCCATCATCTCACCGTGCATCATCATGGCCTGGCCAAAGGCTTCCTTCTCTGCCTGCTGGCTAGCGTACCGCTCCTTGTCCTGCCAGTTGGCACGCTCGTGAATCATCAGACTCAGGATGCACTTGGAATGCTCGTCCTGAATCACCTGACACCAGCGATCCTTGTCCTGGTTGGGCAGACGTAGCCACCCCTCGTACCAGAGCAGGGTGTAGGGGGCCGTCTCGCCGCCCAGCTTCTTGTCGCTATCCGAAGTCTCGGGCTCGATGCCCTGCGTCTCGGCCACAGCCTCAGCCAGTGGCGAATCGGGATGGTCATCCCACGACGGGGTGGTCTTCTTCAGCACCTTGTCCACGTCCGTCCAGTCACCCCGGCGAGCTTCCAACTGGTGCCGATAGAGCCGCAGAATCTTCGTGTAGTGTGGGCAGTCGGAGAAGTCCGGCATCGTCGTCACATGCATGAACGGCGTGACGAAGTTGTCGCACGTCAGGACCTCGTGACGGTTCATCCGTGTCTCTTGGTCGTAGTACGAGTGAATCACCACGTCGCCGTGGGCGAAGAACGCCAGCACGCCACGGTGACCAATCTGCCTCTTGAAGTCCGGTATCTGCTCGCTGAACTGCCAGTTCATGTGCCGGGTGACAAAGCTGGCCACGTTCTCGTCGTCCATGCCGATAGGCGTGGCCACTAGGATTGTCTGCCAGTCCCCGAAGACCTCACCCGTTAGCCGGTAGGCCAGGCGAGAGAGGTTCTCCAGCATTAGCGGCACGTGCGGGTTGGACGAGTCCTTGAAGGCCCCAGTCTTCGGAGGCAGGTCGCCAGCGAAGATTTTCCAGTCGGCCTTCCTGCGGGCTCGATAGCTCTCCGAAGCATCCCAGTCTGAACGATAGTCAGAGTCCACCTTCTCCGAGATGCGCTTCAGGTACTTCTTGCCCTGCTTGGACTTCTGAAACTCCACGACCAGGTTCAGCGAGTCCTCGTCGTACTGAGGAACCATGTCCTCGGGCTTCTCTTCGTCCTTCACATCAACGTCAATGGTCGTGTCTTCGTCTGAATAGTCCATGATTATCTTCCAATTCTAGACTGGTTCGCCAACCGAATCAGATATTCCGCAAACAACAGAGGAGATTCGGCGGCCTCCCGACTGCTCAGTGTGGGCTTATTCCGTAGCTTTCCGCGTTTATCTTGGTGGCCAACCTGGTGCGTGCCTGGATTTCTTGCCCAGAGCGCCTCTTCCGGCCTGGCATGTCCGCAATAAAACAACCACGTCGCTTTCCTGGCGCGATGGCCGTAAGCCGACTGCCATACCTCACAAACCCATTCCCTTCCTCCGCAATGCGCCCATCCGATTGTTTTTGGTGTAGGTATGCCATGCGCAGCGAAAGCCATGCTGCCAGCCGGGTGTTCCAAAACCCCACCACATCTGCGCACAGAAGAAAGGGCCGCGGCAAAGCAACCAGAATCATTGCCCGGGCGATTGTGCTCACCACCCCAACGGGAAAAATTAGCAATCCCCAGTTTACCCCACCGTTGACAAGGAGGATGCGCAACAACCGCAGCGTCACCACAAAAAAGCCTCGCATCCCGCTTCTCATCCCAGCAATTCTCGACACCAAGCAGGGCCGGGTATGGGCCAAGCGGATCAATAAATAGTGCTACCACACCTGTCATCATCGCCCGGTACCGTAACCCCAATTACCTTTATCCGCCGGACGCTTATCCGGGAAGTCGTCGTCGTCCTCATCCTTCTCAGACCAACCAAGGCCCTCTTTGCCGTGGGAAGCGTAAGCACACGAATACAGAACGCTGTCGAATGGATGGTCGTCGTTCCCGTCTGCCGGCTCCTCGGAGTTCTTGTCCGATGTTTGAATCGCCGGCAGAAGAGTCAGAATCTCTTGGCATGTGTTGAAGAACACAATGCCGGGGGTCGTGGTGCCACCATCGTGGTCCTTGAGCCGGGAGGTCAGCAGCTCGGCATTGCGCAACCTGGAGCGCTTGTCGGCCTTCACCCAGTACACGCCCTTGTCAGCCATCGCCTGGGCCTTGGACTTCCCCGTATCTCCGCGCTGCTCCCAGAGCTGGGTGTCCGCAGGGCCGGTGAGCCGAGAAGTCCGGCCCTTGCCCCATCCCAAGCCCTGCTCCACCTGGATGATGGCCTCAGCGACCTCCTCATCAGTCATCCCCTGAAACTTCATCTCCCGAACGCAGAAGATGTTCCCATCGTCGTCCATGGCCCACCAATGGACGCAGCCGGGGAGCTTGAAGCCCCAGTCCATGCTTCTCCACTTGGGCCAGTCGTCTGGTATGTCGAACGGGGCTGTGATGTGTAGCGACTCGTTCCACTCCTCAGCGAAGAAGCTGCCGGCCGTGATGTACCAGTCTCCCCGGAGAAGCGCTTGCCTGATGTGCGGCTTCGACTTCTGAAGCTGAAGCTCGTAGTCCCTCCGGAACTGCGGGTTGGGGTTGTCTGACAGCTTTGCCGGCAAGTAGATGTAGGTCCACTTCTCGAAGGTCCCGTCGTCCATCGGGATGCTCTTCTTCAGCGTGACGTTCCCATTGGGGGCCGGCTTCACAAATCGGTCACGCACCCAGTTGGTGTTCTTGACGCTGAAGTTCTCACCCTTGCGCTTTGACATGAGCGGGTTGCTCATGGAGCGGATCTTGAGCATCTTCCTCAGGACCGGGTCTGACGAACGTAGACGGGTGTTGATTTGGTCGTACTGTTCCTCTTGGAACTGAATCAGCTCGTCATAGGCAATATGCGTAAACTCGAAACTGAGGTAGTTTTCCCAGTCGTTGTCATCGTGGCAGTGGGCGAACTGTACCAGGTACCCGGATTTGAACGTGAACGTCATCTTGTTCTCGTTCCACTTCACCGCCGGGTCGATAGCGTTGAAAATTCTGTGAGCGCGCTTGATGGTCGGCTCTAACATCGGCCTCGTGCGCCGAAGATGGAGCGCCCAGCCCGTCGATGACCCCCATGGGATGTGGAACGGGTTGTTGGGGTTCATGCACCGCTCGTGCTCTACGTAGACCTGCTCCACGGGGTCCATCAGAAGCACCAATGACTTACCAGGGCCCGCCGAACCTGCTCCCAAAGCCTCGTTGTGCTTCAGCCGGTGAAACTTGCTGCCCCACGCACTTGGGGCGTACAGGTTGGGGACCTCGACGCTCATTTCTTCAAAGACTTCAGCGTGGCCTGAAAGTCAAACGCCACGTTCCACATGTTGTTGAACCGCTCGCCCTGTACCTCAACGTGACGCGCTCCTTCACTAGTAGGCATCGTTCGCCCAACGTTGATTTCAAAGTCACACTTCACTGGGTAGTGATTGAGCTTGATGTCCGGGTGCTCTCGCCAATTCTTGCACAGATAGAGCATCGTCTCCTGAGGAATGAACCTCCGGTGCGTAGGGTCCTGAAACGCCCGGGATGTTTGGAGGCACGGCCAGTCAACTCGGAAAGTCCCTCCCGGGGTTAGCACTCGGAATGCTTCGTCAAAGAACCACAGCAGCATGTCCTGGCCGTCCCTCTCGGTCATCGGGATGTGCTCTATGAAGTGAGAACAGCGTAGCCTCTCGCAACTGTTGTCTTTCAAAGGCCACGGCTGAAGCAGATCCCATTTGTGCTTTGCCTCGGGAGCCCAAAGGTCCACGCCCTCGTAGCCGTCCGCTGGTACCTGCCCGCAAGCGAGGTCAAGAGATAGCAGCTTCTTCTCGACGTGTAGCTTCGGCTTCTTGCGTGTCTTTGGCTTCATCAGTACACAACTCCAGTGTTCACGTCCAGGTGACCAACACGTACCCTCATGTCCACAGCGAACCGCTTCCCTGCTCTCTTGGCCCTCTCACAGAAGTAAAGGTCCTGCGTGAACGCCTTCGCCCCCTCACCATGAGTCCAATCTGCGAACGACACGAACCACGGCGCCTCAATCTGCCGGAATAGCTCCATCCTGTAGAGCGAGCACCCCATGGCGATACCGTTCACCTCCATCACGCTCTGGTCGCTCAGCGCCTGGCGAATGTCACGAGGCCGAAAGTCCAGGACCCCCGTCGCTGCGTACTCTGCCGGGTCCCCGTAGGCCATGGGCATGTTGATCTCACCCTTCGTGAAGTAGATTCCCGACACTGCGTCAAACGGGCCAGTCTCAATGCTCTCAAGCAGGCGGATATGTGCGTCGGGTGGCTGGAGGTTGTCGTCCTCCAGGGTCATAACGTACTTCCACTTGGAAAGCTCCGGGTGCGCAAGAACCATCTTGATGGTGTCGGTGTACGCGCGCCCAACTTCGTCTCCAGCTGCGTAGATGATAGTTTTCTTCTGGTTCATCGGGGACACCATCCCCTGGAGAGAAGAAACAACCCTGTGGTGGATCATCCCGCGAGTGGGGATGATGACCACGGTGCTTGAGTCCCTGTAGGTGGACCCCTGTATGTTCTTGATACGGTCGTATCCGAGGCCCTCGCTCATACCGTTGCCCCGTTCAGCTGGAAGTATGGAATCTTGTGCTGGTTCGCAGCTGAACCGGCGTGAATTTGTGAGAAAGCCACGCTTGCAGGGGCGCCAGAGGTTGTGGCTGTGTAGACTCCCTGCCCCAGAAGCATTTGGTTTGTGCTGTTGGTAGCAGCAAGGAAATTCCCCGAGAACTGCTGGGATAGACCCGACAAGTAAACGTTGCTTCCTGTCCACCAGTTTGCGTTGACCGTGCTGCTCCTGCTCCAAACACCGATCCAGTAATCCCCTCCTGTGAGGGTCGTCTGCCCGAAGCTCGCCGTCACGGCCCTAATGCCATTGAGAACGCTGGTGCTGTCCCCGCTCGTGTTGGTCCAAGCAAAACTCGTGGAACCAGAGAACATCAATGACAACGTAGAGACGTTCTTCGTGTAGATTCCGAAGCCCATAGACAACGAGCCGCCATGGGAACTGTTCGATGACGAGCTGACAGTAAATGACGCAAACTGCCTCATCTGGGTGGCCACTACTCGCCCATCCACCAGAAACGGAGCGAATATCAGTGATGCGTTACCATGCTGACTCGTTGCCGAAGCCGCAGGCTTGTACGGCTCCCACGTCACGCTGTGCAACGGTCCGTCGGCGCTGATCGTAATCGTGGCGGAGCTAGCCCCTCCAGTTGACTGGGATAGAGTGATGTTGTTGCCTCCAGCAAACACCAGCCGGTTTGAAACCAGTCCCGTGCTGCCTGACGTGTTGCCACCTGAAGAAACGCCGGCTGATAGGCTCGGCGTGGTAACAGATGCCGTTACCGTGGAGCCGTTAAGGCCAAACGATACTCCGTTGCTGTTTGAGAACACAGCCTGGCCAAGGGCCACGCTGGTCGTCCCTGCGCTGATGCTTCCGGCTACGCCGCCTCCGGCGATGGATGCGTTCACAACGATTACGCCAGAGTTGTCCGTGTCAGCCGACAGAGACCACGACACACCGTTGCTGTTGCGGAACATCAAGGCGCCAGCGTTCGTGCCTGAGTAGTTGGCAGCATTTGACCAGCTACCAATGGCGAACGGACGCACACCCATGGAAATGGAGATAACGCTGGCAGCGGTAGATGCCTTCATCAGAAACCGCTGACCCTCACCAGACATGCCTGTCAAGTTTTGATGACTGGCGCTTATCTGAAAGAAGTTCAGCTGCGACCCTAGGACAGACCCAAAGTCTGACTCGTTGTTGTCGGAGATGCTGAACTTCATGGCGCTCAGGCCATTGTGGGATCCTGTGATGGTCTGGCCGTTGGCCCCAAAGCTGATGCCATTCGAGTTTGAAAATACTGCTTCATTGTTGGTGACGCGAGTGGTTCCAGCGCTGATGCTCTTGATGCCGTCCACAGACGCCGTCATGCGCGTTGAGCCACTCATGCCGAACGTGACGCCGTTCGAGTTACTGAAAACCACAGTGCCACTAGTGGCAGTCTGTGTGCCTCCAGCTAGAGCCACCGCTCCTGGAACAGTAGGAACCGTATAGGAGCCGGTGACTGTTCCAGCGTTCATTCCAAATGCAAGGCCGTTGCTATTGGAAAATACCACCTGTCCCAAAGTCGCACTGGTGGTGCCGGCGCTAATGCTCCCGGCGGCAGGGATGGCCGGCACCGTGTAGCTAGCAGTGATGGTCTGCCCGTTGGCTCCAAAACTGATGCCGTTAACATTGGAGAACGATACCTCCCCAGTCGTGACCCTAGTAGTCCCTGCGAAGATGCTCTGAATGCCTGGCTGCGTGCTCTGGGCGAAGCTTGCGGAGCCCGTGATAGTCGAACCGTTGAGCCCAAAGCTCAGGTTGTTCGAGTTGCTGAATACCACCTGTCCTAGCGCAACGCTGGCTGTCCCCGCAGAGACGGTTCCGCCTCCGCCTCCAGCCGCCACGCTAGCCGTCAGCGTCTGCCCATTGAGCCCGAAGCTGACCCCGTTGGCGTTCGAGAACGAAACGGTCCCAGAAGACGCCAGTGAAGTGCCAGCCGACAGGGCCACGCCGCCAAGGACACTCAGGCTGCTAATCAGTTCGTTGAAGCCAGCTCGAAGCTTCTTGACCACCGGGACAAGCTCCCGGTTGATGAGAACCTCTGTGGGCCCCTTCTCCTCAAGGTTCCGGTCGGACAGACGCTGGTTGATGGGGTTAACCACCGGTTACCTCTTTCAGTGCCTTCATGATGGCCAGGAACAGCTTGTCACGGATTCCGCCAACGTCGGGGCCGTCCTCCATAAACCGGATGCGCTCCTTCTCCTTGACGTTGATCCACTCCTCCTTTGCCTCGAACCTCTCCCCGAGCACAGAGCAGAGCGCCCGGTCGGCCACGAACGCTATCTTTGCCGCCTGGTGAGCCGATACAGGGTATGTCTGCTTGTCCTCAAGCCACTTGCCCGATTCCTTAGTCAGGTCAACCAGTAGCTCCTGCATAGGACGGTCGAGGCGGAGCATGTCCACACCGTTCCTCTTCACGAGGTAGGCGCGTTGTCCGTCCTCGCGTGAGCGGTAGTAGCTTCGCTCGGATGGCTTGGGGTCCCAGTCTATCACCAGTCCATCCTAACCTGCCTCGGGTCTTCCTTGCGAGGACCGTGAGACTGGGGGGGTGCCTGGTGGCCGGCTGGATACCATTGCTTGTTGGTACAGCGGAACTCCGACCGTAGATTCCCAAGGGCAATGTCGAAATCCATGCCTATTCCTGGGTGAACGACGCTCCCGTGCCACTCCTTGGTCACCTCCCAGAGCTTTTGGGTGGTGATGCCAGGCTTGAAGCGAATCATCTCCCTGAGCAGGAACTCGACGGAGGGCTGCTTCATGATTTCCAGCTTATTCATGCGCTATCTCCTTCTCCTCGAACACCGGCATCGGCTCGGTGATGGAAACGACGGTCACGTTCAGGCTGCGGTTTCCGTTTCCTTCCATCGCCCGAGCCTTTTGCATGCCTACGAACACTCCCTGAGCCAGCTTGAACGCTATCGGGGCTTCCTTGGACGACATCATCGCCGCCTGGGCGATGCGCTTTCGTCGTCCAAGTTCCGCCGTCTTCTTCATGCGCTCGTCATCGCTCTCGCAGTTGTCCAGCTCCTCAAGCCACTCCGCCGGCATCTCCTTGGACTCATAGTCCCAGTCGAATGCGTGCTTGATTCCCGCGTAGAGAATCTCCGTAGCCTCCTGGTAGACTTCGTTTTCCAGGGCCTTCAGCCCGCGTTCAACGCGGACCAATTCCGACGGCTTTCGCTTGAAGATGCTGTCGCTCATGCCTGAAGTGTAGCCGGAGGACTAGCCGCCTGCTCCTCCAAGCACCGAAGCGTAAACTCCAAGATGCTCTTCTGCGTCTCCAGCGGGAGCCCGCTCAGTAGGCGCTGAATCCTTGCGGCGACGAGAATGTTTGCGGGCAGCGAACGGTTTTTCATGTTTCTCCAGGTTTCCAAATGAGCAAGTCATCACCTGGGCGGAGTATCCGAACAGGCCATGCTTCTCCAAGATTCGCTTGATTCCATTGTGACGGACCACCACCTGGGGGATTTTCCCAAAGATCCGGCACATGTGAATACATTCACCCACAAGGAGGTCCACCGCCTCGTAACGCTGCCGGAGTGATGCTGTCTCGTTGGTCAGGAGATGCTCAAAAAACAGGAACATGCCTGACGAGTCGTACACCATCACCCCGGCGACCAGGTCTTGACCTTCTGCCACCATCACAGCAAGCCTGGATGGCCAGGGCTCGTAGCCGAGCTTCCGGTCCTTTGCCAGTTCTTGGTACTTGCTGAGCCAGTCAGCCGTGGCAGATACTAGACGCATGGCTTGGCGCTGCCGTCCGCTCCATCTGCGACGTTACTTAGGCCTCGGGGAGGCAGGACTTCGTCGATTGTTCGAAAGGGCAGGCCTTGGAGACCTCTTCGGTACTCCATGGCTTTCGCGGTCAGACGCCAAACGGCTTCTCCGCTATCATTTCGTAATGTTGGCAGAGAAGAAGCCAACCCGGTGGCGAAAGAACTCACGCTACCAGGCGAACCGTGGCAAAGAGCCCCAAGTTCGGCCTCTAGCTCGGCGTGTAACCGAGCGATTCCGGATTGGTCAGAAGTTGATGTCATCATCTTCCCCAGGCTGACGTTCGGCTTGCTTCGGACGCGCGCCGTCCTCATCTGGCGGGAAGATCATAATCTCACGGCCCAGCGGGAGAGCGTCGAGCATCACGGACATGCCCCCACGTTCCCTGGGAAATGCGGCACCGATGTTGGTCCAGTACGTCTTGCCCGTTTTTTCGTCCTTGCGAGGCACGCAAACGCGATGAGGTTTCGCCATTCAATCTCCTTCGAATATCGACCACAACACAGCCGTAGCAATTGAAGTCAGGGCCTACCGTAAGGCCGCACATCAAGCATCTCGGCTCCATGAGTCACGCTTGGCACCATGCCACAACGTGCCATCCGTGTCTACTTAACTGAGCCTTCAAGCTCCTTGTCTTCTCTCTTTTTCAACTCATCCAGGGGCACCCACTGCTCACCGTTGAGCGTGGCGACTAGGACACGGGGGCGCTTGCGCCCTTCACTGCGCGGGAGCTTCAAAAGCACTGCGGCTGTGCCATCAGCGAGCACCACGGGGTCACCGATGTCCATCGATGTCTTTCCAGTGTGTGGGGTACACGATGTGTCCCGTGGTCTCAGAGATCCAGATGTCGTGTCCGGACGTGACGAGTGAGGCCTTGTCTTTCCAGTCTGGGATGTTCTCGTCCTTGACCCAGACAGTCTCTCCTCTCTCAGGAGGGTCAATCACGCGCCTCCACCCGGTCACGGCTTGGCTCCCAGATCGCACCCTTCACACTTGCAGTCGTCAGGGTGAACCTTGTCGATGTACCAGAACAGTGAGATGGCACGGAACGTCCTGGCCCTCACGCGGAAGCTCTTAGGGAACCTGTCTAGGTAGCTCATGCTGGCCTTTCCACCTTTTCAACCCTCGTACAGCACCACTCCTCCAGCCGAACATCGGAGATCATCTCCTGTCGAGAAAGCTCGTTGGCCATGGGACGGGCGTGCTCCATGGGCAGCGGGCCGACCCTACGCGGCACCCCGCCGGAGACATACGACACAAACGCCACAGTGGTCATTGCACCCTGTGGGAGACGACAGACCTAGTCCTCTCCATAGCTTGCCCCCAGAGAGGCCCAACCCAGAGCATTTCCCAGGTACAGCCCGAGCACTTGCCAACTGGCAGTTTCACCAGGTGAGCTGCGCCACACCTGGGGCAAAATTGTACCTTCCCGTCTCCGGTGACGTTCATTTGAGCCTCTCGTAGGTAGAAATTCGAGCCTGTAGCCCAGGCCACGACGAATCGCCGCACCTTCGGCCGGCGTAGGCGTTGAGGGTGCCCTGTAGCCAGGGGACTCCGGACCTCGCACAGGTCCAGTAGGCGCGCTTGAGCTGCTCGGAGGCCAGCTTGGCTTGAAGCTCTAGGTCGCCGTCCTGTTTGGACCACTGCTCCCGGTTCAGGGCGTTGGCGTGTATCTGCCAGAGGCCCCGAGCCTTGCCCCGGTCACACTCCAGCGGCTTACACCGGCCGTCGGCGATCCTCTGGGAGAGCCGCGACTCATTCTCGGCGACCGCCAGCAGCAGCCGCGACCACTCGTGAGGGCTTCTAGGGGAATGAGCTGCCTCCCCCGTAACAGCCTCGGCCAGCCGTTCGGTATCCACGGTGCCTTGGCGTTGTCCGATGAGCAGCAGCAGCGCGGTCAGTAGTTTCATGGGTTCGTCCAGTACACGACAGAGATCAGCATCCCAAGCGACAGTGCCAGGATTAAAGCCCAGGCAGCCTCCAGGTCGTAGTCAGTCACGGCGGGTCCTCCCAGTCGTCCTTGCGGGGTGGGTCAAAAGGTACCCCCTCCTTTTTCCTATAAAATTCGACCTTGCCTACATCAGCGTCGGGGTCGTACCCCTGGGTCAGATTTGACCCATCCACAGACACCGGGTGAACCCCGACCTTCTTCTGAGCAGCTAATAGGGCAGCGCGTGCTCTATCGGCTCGGGACTCCCCTTCTTCCAAGACGCGGGCGAGCTTTTGGCGACGGGCCAGGATGACCTCCGCCTCCTCCAGCGTCAGGCCGTGGGCGTCAGCGAACTCCTGGGAGGTCACTTTTCACCCCTAACCCAGTCAGCAGCCTTAGCTCGCGCCTCGTCGGCGGTTTTGCCTGTAAACTTTGGCCTCCCTGGTCGTGGTCCACTTGTAAACACGGTCCACTCACCCAGGGCGTTGAGGAAACAGTCCCAACGGCCACCCTCATCCAACGTCCTCACATCAGCTAGGGCCCTCAAGGCGTCACGTAGTTCGTCGGTGCCACTGGGTTCTGAAAAGCTACCCTGCTCAGTGGCGTGGTCCAGCAGGTTTTCGAGTGCCTCGTCAGTATCCATCTGCCCCGTCCTTCTGCCCCTGGGCGATAGGCTCGTGGTCTTGCAGCAGGTAGAAGGCCCGCTTCAGCACAGCGTTGACCTTCATGTCCTTTGCAGAAGCATACGTATGAAGCTGGTCTACAAAAACCTCGCTAAAGTTGAGGGTTACCTTCCTGTCTTTATGGGACATGCTGTAAGCGTACCGAAGATGGGGGTAAGATGCAAGCAATTTGCCGAATGGGATACAGCAATTGCAAACCTGGTCCCTGAGTTCAGTATTTTGGTGGGGTGGTGCCCGCCCCCTGACC